CCGGAAGCTCCTGCAACAGTATTACCACGAGGTCCCTGAGCATAACCAGCACTATTACCACGAGGTCCCTGAGCGTAACCAGCACTTCCACCATAAGGTCCTTGGTATGCTAACGCGGAACCACTAGTTTGAATAGGATAACCAGTACTTCCGTAATATTGTGTAGAAGTAATTTTATTAGGATTATAAGAGTTACTACTTGATCCAGATTGTATAAAAACAATATTATTAACACCGATCTTCGCTTTGATAGCAGTTTGACCGTTATTATCAGTAACAATGGTAGCATTTATACCGCCACCATCTGGAGCATAAAATGTAGGTTGTGGGTTAATAGCATTTGAGGTAGATCTTAATATTATTGGATTTGATATGCCAACTAAATTTAATTTTAAACTTGGGGTTCCATCACTATTAGTTATAACAATTATAGTGTCACCAGTGTCATCGGTAAATGTCATACCACTTTGGAGATGTGCTGGTGTTGATGACTGTGTATAATGATTATAATTATCAAATGCACTAGATAAGTTATTTGAAGTTGTGTTGTATGTATTGTTTAGACCACTAACACCGGTGTTATATATTCTAGAAAGTGAATTATCTATGCCAGACAATGATATATCAAAACCCTCTTTATTACCGCAATTACCTCCTAAAAATGAACATAAAACTAGGCCTAATAATAAAATCAAAAAAAGAAATAATGCTTCAGTATTCATTGTATAATTTATATAGTGAAAAAAGTTTAAAACTATATTATATTTAAAATTGAATAGATTTTAAATATATGTTAACTTAATATAAAATTATACATAATGAAAACAGACTCTATTAATGCTGAAATTATTGATGATTCTTCATCAGATGAAGATTTTATTATCATGAACAAACCAAAAAAACAAATAAAAACGAGCCAACAAACAAAAACAAGAACAAAGACACAACAACCTCTTCTTAAAAATTATTATAATGAAGACATGTGTGTCTTTGAAATTGGAGTAGATGAAGTAGGACGAGGACCTCTTTTTGGAAGAGTTTATACAGCAGCCGTAATTTTACCTAAAGATGGTAGTTTTGATTGTTCCATGGTGAAAGATAGCAAGAAATTTCATTCAAAAAAGAAAATTGAAGAAGCGGCAAAATATATTAAAGAACACGCGTTAGCTTGGTATGTAAGTTTTGAAGATGAAAAAACAATAGATGAAATAAATATTTTGCAAGCGACACAATCATCAATGCATAATTCTATTTTAGAAGTTAGAAAACAATATAATAAAATTCTTAAAGAACAAGGAAAACATGAAGAAGAAGAAGGAAAGGATTATTCTTATTTCTTGTTAATTGACGGCAATTATTTCAAACCAATAACATACTTGAATAAAAATACTAGTAAAATAGAAACATTTTCTTATACAACTATTGAAGGTGGTGATAATAAATATGCATCCATTGCAGCAGCATCAATATTGGCTAAGGTGGAGAGAGATCAATATATAGATGATTTATGTATTGAGAATCCAACATTAGCAGAATATTATGGTATAGATTCAAATAAAGGTTATGGAGCCAAAAGACATTTGGATGGAATAAAAGAACATGGAATAACTATTTGGCATAGGCGAAGTTTTGGAATTTGTAAAAATTATATTTAATTAACAACAGTAGTAAAACAAAAATCTGCAGCAAGTTGCTTATTTAATAAATAACTGTATGGTATATAACATAACCCTTTATTTCCCCATTTAGTTCCCCAAGAATTTACACATGTAAATAAACTTTTAGTATCATCATAACCAATAATAATCATGCAATGACCGCCTAGACAAGTTTCTTTAGAAGTATTTGGCATAGGAACTATTCCAGTGGATGAAACAGTATTTGTCATAAAACTATCAAAAACTAAAAATCCAAAAATAATAGGAACATTATAAGTATTTAAACAATTTTTTATAGTAGTAATATCTTGTTTCAAAAAAGTATATGTAAATTTTTTAAAAAAAGTAGAACCTCCTATTACAGATAAAGGGGGGTAATTTGAAAATAGTAATGTATTATAAGGATAAGATGATTCTTTAACTACACCATATTTTTGAATAGAAGCACATGCGGTTCTTACTGTTGTTCCGTTATCTTGATTTAATGGAGTATTATCTAGTATTCTAGAGATTGCATAATGATATAATCGTGACAAAGAAATATTATTATTAGTTTGACATGAAATACAATAAGAAAATGCATTTGAAACGCAATTGCCTAAATTTCCTTGATCTAATACAGGACTTGTATTTTTAATTGTAAACTTTGAGGGACTAACTGTTGTATTAACGCTTGTTATTGAATTAGATAATGGTATAGTAGTTTTGGCAATTTCTAATTTATAACAAGGCGAAAGTTCAGCCTTAAATATATAATCCCTTTTATCTGTAGGTTGAAATTTATAACTTAAGTTATATTTACTCATATATATATATAGAAAATAAATAAAATTATAAAAAAAAAATGATTTTAAAATTCGTGTATACTTTTTATATAGATACTTAACAACAACGGCTTAAACTCTTTACAAGAAATAAAATAATAACAAATGCGTGTTCTCGTTTTTGATACAGAAACTACAGGGTTACCTGAAACAAAAATTTTAAACCCAGATACATTAAATTTGTGGCCTCATATCGTGCAATTTAGTTTTGTCATTTATGACACAAGTGTGAATAATATTGTGGAATCAAGTGATTCAATCGTAAAGGTTGCTGAAGGACTAGTCATACCAGAAGAATCAATCAAGTTTCATGGAATAACAAATAAAATTTCTAAGCGAAAGGGCGTTGAAATCCAAATGATTTTAAATGAGTTCTTTTATTATTTAAGAAATGTAGATATATTAGTGGGTCACAATGTATCATTTGATATAAATATGGTAAAGGTTGAAATACTTCGCTTGATATATTCTAATAATACGAATGTGATAGAAACCGACAAGATGGGTTATAAATATGATTTGCACTTTTTGACAAATTTTAAAAATATTTGTTGCACTTGTTCTTTAAAACAATCTATTGAGCTTTGCAATATTACTGCAATAGATAGAAGAGGAAAATCATATATAAAATATCCAAAATTAGTAGAACTACATGAAAAGTTGTTTGAAAGTGTGCCAAACAACCTTCATAACTCATTTAACGACATTCTAGTAACACTGAGATGTTTTATGAAATTGAAACATGATATAGATTTAAATGCAAATTGTGCCAAATTTAAAAAGATTGCAAAAACTATTGAATTATTTTAGATTTATTCATATTTTATAAATTTAAAATTACTTAATTTTTGATTTTTGTTTCTTAGTTTTTTTAAACTTGTTATTTTTTTTAAAACTTGTTATTTTTTTAAACTTGTTATTTTTTTTAGTTTTTTTGTGTTTAATTTTAGAACTACCTTTTTGAATTTTAACTGGTTGTATTTTAATTCCTGTATCTATTTTAATTGGTTGTATTTTAATTCCTGTATCTATTTTAATTGGTTGTATTTTAATTTCACTATCTCTTTTAATTGATTCTATTTTAATTTTTGTATTAGAAGAAGGTACGGGTTTTAATTGTCTTTGTGCGATTGTTATTTGGCTTACCATTGCGTCCCTTAAATTCACAAAATTTTGAAAACTTGCATATGAAATTTGAGTAATAGGTAAAACATCTGATTCTGGTAAAGTAGTCATGCTAGATACATTTTCATATGATAATCGTATTGGTTCTAATTGTGTTCCTGTTACTTTTGACCAAGATGTAGAAAGTGGGGTAGGTGTTATAGTAACCATTTTATTTAAAATTATTAATTCATTTGAGGTAAAAAAATCATCTTCAACAAACATGAACGTTTCATCGCTTAAAGAAATAATTTGCGAATCACCTACAGAAAAAATTCGTGATTTATTTGAAATATTTTCTTCACCATTATATTTTTCTACAGCATTATAAATAACATTTCCAAAATTATTAATATCTGCTATTCCAGTTTTAATTTCTCCATTAACTTCACGTGCTAAACATACATATGCATGTGCAAAGTTTAAATCAGTTGCAGCACATTTAAACATAATAATAGAATCGGAAGACATTGTTTGTATTTTTTTATATTCTGTTACAACATATTTTGATGCAGTTTTTAATAAAAAATCATTTTTATTAGAATCAACAATAACTTTTTCTGGTAGAAATTGACTGTAGGGAGTTCCTAAATAACTTCCTTTACTCAATATTTTATTATCACTAATTCTTTTTTCAGCTGTTTTTTTTAACTCATTATTTATTTTTTCTTGTGAAACGCCAACGTACATAGCAGCATTAAAAGTACATTGCCCTGCAGTATTTTGCGTTCCTCTTATAAACATATCACGACCTTTTTTAATATCTACATTGCCATTGTCAGTTATAGTTTTTATTAAATGACTATCAAGTTGTGTAAACGCCTCAGGTTTTACAGCTATACTTGAATTTACACTTACCGCATATAAACCTGCTACAGCGGCTAACAATAAAGTTACTGCAAATCCTCCTTCAATTCGTTTAACATTAGATAAAATTTGTTTATTAATGGCATACCTTTTTTTATACATATTATAAAATGTATTATTTTGTAAATTACTATTTAAAAAACTATATAAAGAATCTTCGCCGATTATATTTGCTGTTATTTTTATTTCTAAAAAACACTTAGTTAATAACTCCGAATTATTATTATCATATAATTCATTTAACATTTTAAAGTTTTCTACTATTATGTTTTTACTTGTAATTATAGTTTCTTCAATAAAATCTGAATTTGTAGATTGTTCAACTTTTGTAAAAGGTTCAAAACCAAAATACATATAATTTATATAAATAAAAAAAATTTATTTTAAGCCGAACACATTTCACAAATTTCATCTTTTTCCTCTTTTTGTTCTCTTGCTTCGGGTTCAATAGTAAATTGTTGAGCTTGGTGTTTAGCCTTTCTTCTCAAATAATAAATACCGGTTTTTAACCCTTTTTTCCAAGAATAGAAATGCATAGAAGTTAGCGAACTATATGTCGGATCTTCTAGCCATAAATTTAAACTTTGGCTTTGACAAATAAACGCGCCTCTATCGGCAGACATATCTATAAGATGCTTCATAGGCATTTCCCAAACAATTTTGTATTTGTTTCTGATATGTTCAGGCAAGACTGTTAATTGTTGAACAGAACCCTTATTTGCAATAATGTTATTTTTAATTTGTTCATTCCATAGACCAAGTGTAATTAATTCTTTCATTAAATATTTATTCACTACTACAAATTCTCCAGCAAGAGTTCTTCTTGAATATAAATTACTAGTAAAGGGTTCAAAGCATTCATTATATCCAAGAATTTGTGATGTAGATGCAGTCGGCATAGGTGCGACTAAAAGAGAATTACGTATTCCATGATCAATAATTGATTGTTTTAGAGTAACCCAATCATATCGCTCACTGGGTGTTACATTCCACATATCAAATTGAAGAATACCTTGTGAAGTAGGCGAACCTTTAAACGAACTATATGATCCTTCTAGTATAGAGAGTTCATTGCTTTTCTCTAAAGCAGCATGGTAAATGGTTTCAAAAATAAGTTTGTTTATTTCTTTCGCTTCTTCTGAATGAAATGGAATATCAAGTAAAACAAATGTGTCGGCTAATCCTTGAACACCGATGCCAATTGGTCTATGTTTTAAATTACTCGTTTTGGTTTTTTCAGTAGGATAAAAATTAACATCAATAACACGATTCAAATTATTGGTTACTACTTTTGTCACTTCATGAAGCTTATCATAATCAAAAGTTTTGGTTGATTCATTCACAAAAGCAGGCAGAGCAATAGACGCTAGGTTACAGACCGCGGTTTCTTTATCGTCTGAGTACTGAATAATTTCACAACATAAATTTGAGCTCTTAAGCGTTCCCAAGTTTTGCTGATTTGACTTTTTATTTGCAGAATCTTTATAAAGAATATATGGAGTACCAGTTTCCATTTGTGCATCCAATATTTTAAACCATAAATCACGCGCATTCACAATTTTTCTCGCTTTCCCTTCAGTTTCGTATTTTTCATAAAGTGTTTTAAATTTGTCACTATATACATCGGATAATCCTGGACATTCATTAGGACAAAAGAGCGACCATTTTGCGTTTTCCTTAACACGCTCCATAAAAACATCAGAAACCCAAAGAGCATAAAAGAGATCGCGCGCCTTTAATTCTTCGTCACCATGGTTTTTCTTTAATTCTAGGAATTCTTCAATATCCGCATGCCAAGGTTCCAAATAAATAGCAAATGATCCATTACGTTTTCCACCTCCTTGGTCAACATAGCGTGCAGTATTATTAAATACGCGTAACATAGGAACTAATCCATTTGATGTTCCATTTGTTCCGTGAATATGAGTACCCTTTGCTCTAATATTATGAATATGCAGTCCAATTCCACCTGCATATTTAGAAATCAAAGCACAATCCTTAAGAGTATTATAAATTCCATCTAAACTATCATCTTCCATTGCTATCAAATAACAACTTGATAATTGAGAACGAGGAGTTCCGGCGTTAAATAAAGTAGGAGTAGCATGAGTAAAAAATTTTTGAGACATTAAATCATACGTTTCTTTAACAAAACTTAAAATCAATTCATGATTTTCATCATTATTTAAATCTCCGTGAATTCCAATAGCTACTCTCATCCACATATGTTGTGGTCTCTCTACAACTTTATTGTTATATCTAAAAAGATAAGCACGTTCCAATGTTTTAAATCCAAAATAATCAATTAAATAATCACGATCATAAACAATCATTTCATTTATTTCTTTTGAAAATTTTTGTGTAAAATGCCAAAG